GAACTGATGCGCGGCAGCGTGTTCTTCACATACTGGAGGCCGATGCCCGAGCCTCCGGCGCCTCCGGAAGAGGGGGCATGGTGATGAGATATATTCTCGCCCTCACGGCTGCTCTGGTGGCTCAGCAGGCTTCCGCGGCTCCTGCCGAGATGAATTGCAAGTTCAATGACGGGCGGCGCTTCACCTCGATCGCCTCGAACGGCAAGGTCATCTTCCGCTGGGGCGAGGGAGAATGGAAGGACGGCCATGCCGAGGTGAAGGACAACGTCATCACGGTCGTCCACATCCTGCCCGCCGGGTATATGCGGGTCTCGTTCGGCACCTATGACAACCGCGGCTACGGCGTCGTCCGCAGTCTGCCTGATCATAAGATCGTGTGGGAGAGTGCAGCCCTCTGCGCTTGGCGAGAGTGATCGAGGATGACGGGTTTGTTGTTGACCCGACCGGGGGTAAACAGCGTACAATCAAGAGGCTGTTGCGTAAGAAGCGCGAACTGAAAGCCGAGATCGAGGCGCTGCAACGGAAGCTGGACGACAAGGATAGAACAGTGGGCATACTGGCGACTGCCCTTCGTTCATACGAGTGCGACTGCCCAGAGTACATACGAGACAACTGTCGGAAGAAACCTTGCGGTGCGATGGCCTCGGATGTCCTGCAGAAACTGGAGTTGTAACGTTCCTTTGGGTCGGAAGGGACTCAAACGGAATGGCGGAATGTGGTATGATCGGGGTCTGGAAGTGATGGATGTTCTCATGAGCGTGGCGATGATCGTCGTAGGCGGTTTCATGATGACCGCTATGGTATGTGCGGCGATCGGAGCCTATCTGTTGAGCCGTGCCGATAGCATGAAGCCGTGAGATCGAGAGATGCCGAGGAAGCCGAAAGATCCTGAAAAGCCCGGCGAGTTTGCTCCTGCGTTGGCCGTGATCGAAGGCGGAGTGACGCTCAATGATCCTGTACCTCTCAAGAGGAAAGCAGGAAGACCTACGCTCTATAGCCAAGAGGCGGAGGACAGGATCCTCGACGGCATGTACGAGGGTCTGGACTTCATGCAGGCAATCAAAAAGGCAGGCTTCAAAGTCAGGACCGTCTATGAGTGGATGGACGCGCATCCCGATTTTCGCAGCCGTTGTGCACGCGCGAGAGAGGCGCTGACTGAGATCCGGCTTCAGCGGATGCGCGATCGGATTGCTCTGGCTGATGCGCGGCAGGAAGACGCTGGCCTGCTCCGGGTGATGCTGCAGCACGAGCAATGGGCTGCCGAGCGTATCTCTCCGCGGCTATATGGGAACAGGTCAACGACCGAGGTCACGAACGTGAACATCACCGAGCAGAATGTGACGGTGCGGTTCGAAGGGCGGTTCAGGGATCTCGGCGACGAGGAGATCGAGACGATCTATGAAGTCCTCGCAGATGCAACTGACGAAGACTGAGGCTCGCGCGGCCAAGATCGCAGCCGAGAAGGTGCTGAGCGAGCGGTCGCTGGCACACTTCATCCGGTTCGCGTGGCATGTGCTGGAGCCCGGCACGCCATATCTGTGGAACTGGCATATCGAGATGATCGCCAAGCATCTGGAGGCGATCACTGCGGGTGTCCGTGTCAACCAAAAGGTTTACAACCGACTGCTGATCAACGTGCCGCCCGGCGCGATGAAGTCGTTGCTGGTGAACGTGTTCTGGCCTGCGTGGGAGTGGGGTCCGAAGAACATGCCGCACCTGTCGTATCTCTGCGCCGCGCATAAGGTCGAGAACCTCTCGGCCCGCGACAGCCGCAAGATGCGGATCCTCGTCACGTCCGAGTGGTATCAGAGGCGCTGGGGCGATCGCGTCTCTCTTGCTAAGGACCAGAACGAGAAGCTCAACTTCCAGAACACGGCAGGCGGTCAGCGCATCGCTGCAGCCATATCGTCTCTCACCGGCGTCCGTGCCGATCGCGTGATCATCGACGACCCGCACTCGGTCGACTCCGCTGGATCCGACACGCAGCGCCAGAGCGAGACGACGACGTTTCTTGAAGCGGTGCCGACCCGACTGAACAATCCGGTGAAGTCCGCGATCGTGGTCATCATGCAGCGCCTGCACGAGGATGACGTGTCCGGCGTGATCCTCGACAAGCAGCTTGGGTACGATCACATCATGCTGCCGATGCGGTATGACCCGAGCAGGTCGTATCCCACCATGCTCGGCTATGAGGATCCGCGCGAGGAAGAGGGCGAACTGTTCTTCCCCGATCGGTTCCCGGAGGATGTCGTCGATCGCGACGAGGCGACGATGGGTCCATACGCCGCGGCTGGTCAGTTCCAACAGCAGCCGATCCCTCGCGGCGGCGGCGTCATCAAGCGCGAGTGGTGGCAGTTATGGGAGCAGGAGCGTTTCCCGAACTGCGAGTACGTGATCGCATCGCTCGACACCGCCTACACGACGAAGAGCGAGAACGACTTCTCGGCCATGACCGTGTGGGGGATCTTCTCGGGCGGCGAGAGCAAGGCCATCGCCAACCGGATGATGTCGCCCGACGGCGAGATGATCAGCGTCATCAAGAGGACGTACACGGAGGAGCACCCGCGCGTCATGATGATGTACGCGTGGCAGGAGCGGCTCGAACTGCATCAACTGGTCGAAAAGGTGCAGGAGACGATGCGCCGCTTCCGGGTGGACAAGCTGCTGATCGAGAACAAGGCGGCTGGTCACAGCGTGGCGCAGGAGATCCGGCGGCTCTACGGCTACGAGGACTTCGGCGTGCAGTTGATCGACCCGAAGGGGCAGGACAAGCTGGCCCGGCTGTACTCGATCCAGCACCTGTTCGCCGAGGGCCTCATCTATGCTCCGGATCGGTCGTGGGCCGACATGGTGATCAACCAGACCTCCACGTTCCCGAAGGGGAAGCATGACGACCTCGTGGACACGGTGAGCATGGCCCTGCGCCACCTGCGCGACACCGGCCTGATCATCCGCGGCGCCGAGCACACGGCGGGCGTCGAGGAGAGCATGCAGTTCCGCGGGAACACCCTGACGCCGCTGTACGCGGTCTAGCCGGTTTAGCTCAGAGGCCAGAGCGTCCGTCTTGTAAGCGGAGGGTCACAGGTTCGACTCCTGTAACCGGCACCACGATCTGCTATAGTGCGGGCAAGGAGAACAACCATGCCTCGTGTCTTGTGCAACGCCATTGTCGAAGTCCTGAAGCCTGCCACTCCGCAGCGCATCGGCCATTTCAAGGTCGAAGTCTGGGGCAAGGCGCCTTACGACTACGTGCGGACCTATGAAATCATGGCGAAGAACGATACAATCGCCGCTCAGCAAGGCATCGCACGTTTCGTGAAAGAGATGGAAGAGATGCCCGTCGAAGGGGATGCTTGATGCCCACGCCCGGTCTTGTTCCGCAGAACCTCCGTCTGATCGACAACACCGATCAGTCCCCGATGGACGACATCGAGGTCGAAGTCGCAGAGGGCGAGCCGAAGTTCGATACGGACGAGAACGGCAACATCCTCCGCATCGAGCATGAGGACGGCTCGATCAGCATCAGCCTTGACGGGAAGCCGGTCGAGGGCGTGTCCGAGGCGGAACGTGCCGGTGAGTGGTTCCGCAACCTCGTGGACGAGATCGACAGCAGCGAACTTGTAAGGATCGCTGATGAGTTGGTCCGCGGCATCGAGGACGATCTGCAGAGCCGCAAGGAGTGGGTCGAGGACCGTGCTCAGGGCATCAAGCTGCTGGGCCTGAAGATCGAGATCCCCGGTCTGCAGGGTGCGAGCGACGGTGCCCCGGTCGAGGGCATGAGCAAGGTCCGGCACCCGCTGCTGCTGGAGTCGGTCCTGCGCTTTCAGGCGAACGCCCGCTCTGAGATGCTGCCGACCGACGGCCCGGTGAAGGTCCGCAACGACGCGGTGTCCTCGACCATCCAGCAGGACCGTCTGGGCGATGCGCTTGAAAAGGATCTGAACCACTACCTGACGGCGGTGGCGACGGAGTATTACCCGGACACCGACCGCATGCTGCTGATGCTGGGCTTCGGCGGGACGGCGTTCAAGAAGGTCTACTTCTGCCCGCTGCGGAACCGTCCGGTCAGCGAGAGCGTGGATGCTGAGGACCTGATCGTCAACAACGCTGCGACGGATCTGTCGAATGCGAAGCGCGTGACGCATCGCGTGTACATGCGTCCGAGCACGGTGAAGCGCCTGCAGATCCTCGGCGTGTATCGTGACGTGGACCTGAGCACCCCGAAGGAGATCGACCTCGACCCGGCGCAGCGCGAGAAGGACGCCCAGCAGGGCATCACCCGCGAGGCGTTCAATCCGGACGACCGGGACCGCGAGATCTACGAGTGCTATTGCGAGTTGGACATCCGCGGGTTCGAGCACAAGTGGAAAGGCAAGGAGACCGGGCTTGAGATCCCGTATCGCGTGACGATCGACGCGAGCACGAAGGAGATCCTGTCCATCGTGCGGAACTACGACGAGGACACGGACGAGCTTCCGATGGCCCGTCAGAACTTCGTGAAGTTTACGTTCGTGCCCGGCATGGGCTTCTACGACATCGGTCTGCTTCACATCCTCGGCAACACGACGAATGCGGTAACCGCGGCGTGGCGCGAGATGCTCGATGCGGGAATGTTCGCGAATTTTCCGGGGTTCCTCATGGCGGACACCGGCGCGAGGCAGAACACGAATATCTTCCGTGTCCCGCCCGGCGGCGGTGCTCTGGTGAAGACCGGCGGCATGCCGATCAATCAGGCCGTGATGCCGTTGCCCTACAAGGAGCCCGGCCCTGCGCTGATGAACCTTGTCGCCAACATGACCGAGACGGGCCAGCGGGTGGGCGGCACGAGCGAGCTTCAGGTCGGCGAGGGGCGTGCGGATGCTCCGGTCGGCACGACGCTGGCGATGATCGAGCAGGCGACCAAGATCCTGAACTCGGTTCACAAGCGGCTGCATTCGGCGCAGGCGCAGGAGTTCCAGTTGCTGGTGCGGTGCTTCCGCGAGCATCCCGAGAGCTTCTGGCAGCGGTGCAAGCGTCCGACGATCGAGTGGAACGAGCAGACGTTCATTCAGGCGCTGAACGATTGCGAGCTTGTCCCGCAGGCGGATCCCAACACGTCGAGCCACACGCAGCGCATCATGAAGATCATGGCGCTGAAGCAGCTTCAGGCGGCGAACCCGTCGATGTACGACCCGATCGCGATCGACACTGCGGCGCTGAAGGCGATCGGTTGGAGCAACCCCGAGCAGTTCCTTGCGCCTGCGTCGGCTCAGGCCAACCCGCCGCCGGAACTCATTCAGGCTCAGGCCAAGGCGCAGAGCGATGCGGCCAAGGCTCAGTCCGCCACGATGGATGCTCAGACCCGTGCGATGACGGCGCAGGCCAAGGCGCAATTCGATCAGGCCAAGATCCAGATCGAGGCGATGAAGGCTGCCGGCCAGTTGGAGAAGGATCAGAAGGACATCGGCTCCAAGGCGGCGGATCGTGCGTCGAAGGAGCGGATGAACCTGATCGATCTGGCGCAGAACATCGCGGTGCATCCGTACAGCGCGGATCTCGTGGCGCCGCTGATCGAGCCTGCGTTGGAAGAGATCGACCGTCAGGAGATGATCGCCCAGTCGGGCGGCGTCGTTCCTCCCGGCACGAAGTAAGAGGGCGACATGACCGGCTTCGACACTCGCAACGCCCTGAAGATCGCGGCTCGGGTTCTGGGAAAGGTGGCGGAGGAGCGTGCCCGCGGCGGTCGTCTTCTGCAGGACCAGTACCCGTCGAAGTACATGCCGGGCGTCGGTCGGCAGGTCATGAAGGACGGCGGCGAGCCGCGGCAGTATGCTGATCCGCCGACGCAGCACATTCAGGACTGGAACTGGCGTCCGCTTGAGGACGTGCAGCAGCAGTTGCAGTTGAGCGAGATCCCGTCCCATGTGGCGGCGTTCGAAAGCTTCATGGACGAGACAGCCAACAAGGCCGGGACGCAGGGGCTGACGCCTCGCGACCTGATCAAGGCGTACACGATCACGAGAGCGTCCATTCAGCGTCGTGCAGTGAACGACGACCGCCTGCGGGCTGCTGGTCTACAGCTTCCGGATGACGTGCAGGGCATGGTGCGGCCCGAGGGTGCGTTCGGGCACTGGCTGCACACGGACATGGGCCAGCGGTATCTGAAGGGTGCCGAGCGGGGGCTGGTGGATCCGGAAGCCGTGCGTGATGCCGTTCAGGTCATGGCGCCGTTCGGCAAGCACGAGAAGGACATCCCGGACGCTCTGATCTGGGCTGCGAAGAACCTGCCGGGTCGTGAGCGGGAGATCTCTCGTTTGGTCGCGGCGGCGCAGCAGATGGAGAGCGAGCCGCATGAGTGGCGCGAGATGGCGCGGCAGTTCCGTGGCATCGGGCCGTCGAAGTCCGGCTTCGTTGCTTCGGTCATGGGCCGCGGCGACCAGCCGACGCTCGATGCCCGGCAGTTGATCCTGCATACGGACAAACCGACCTCCGAGGCTCAGCCGTTCCTGCGGCGGAAGAGCGGGCAAGGCGCTTCCGAGGCGGTCGATCGTCTGGCTGCCCGTCAGCAGGCGATGAACCTGAAAACGCCGTCCGGCATGGAGCCATACTATCAGCACCTGACGCATCATGCGGTTTGGGACAAGGCTGCGGATGAGGAGACGACGCATCAGGACGTGATGGACGCGATGCGTCATGCGGCCAGCGGTGGCGCGATTGAGGCGGACGAGTCGCCCGTTCTGTCGCATCCGGTCGCGCAAGTGATGGCCTCGATGGGAGCACCGGGCATTCCGGAGGCTCCGACGAAGTTCGAGAAGCAGCCGGTGAAGTACCGGACGTGGGACGATGTTCCTACGATCAACCCGCAGAACCTCGTCGGCAAGAAGATTTTCCCGATCTTCGCTGATCTGACCAAGGCCGGTGCGGCGTTCCACGGCATCGACGCGAGCAAGCTGGAGCAGCCTGAGCAGCTTTATGGCGGTCCCGGCTATCCGTTGCTGCCGGAAGTGCAGGAGCACGGCCTTGCGTGGGCCGTCGAGGGCAAGGGCCGCGGAACGTCGAAGCTCCTGAAGGACGCCGACTATGTGGCAGTCTCTGCTATGGAGCCCTTCAGCCATCAGTCGAATGCGTCGTTCGCGAACTCGCTGATGAAGAACATGGCCGCATATGTGCGGGACAAGCGTCTGACTCCGGAGGGTCTGGCGCAGATCAACGACATGATCCGTGCCCCGTCGGCGCAGAAGGAACTGAAGGGGCTTGAGACGTTTCCGGGGTTCGAGCATCCGGACGCGGAGAAGTTCCTGCGTGGCATGACGTTCGAGCAGCGCAAGCGCGTGGCGCAGGTCCTGAGCAGCAAGGCGGCGCAGGATCTCGGTGCCCCGAACGTCGCGAAGGTCACGCGTGCGACGCTCGATCCGGAGTTCGCCGGGGTGCCGAGCCGTCACTCGATGTTCCTCATGGAGATCCCCCGCACCCGCGGCGGTGATGTCGACGAGGAGGAATTGAACCGCCTGTTGGTCCATTTGAAGGACGAGGGCCTGCCGGAGCATCCGAGCTATCAGTACGGCATCCGCGGCAGCATGGTCGGCAAGTTCCATACGCCCGTTGCTCCGGAAGTGCTGTTCAAGGACTGGTTCGACAAGGCGAGGGCAGACGCTGCGGAGAAGGAAGCGCGTGGCGAGAAGACGAACGTGCGTCGTGCGTTCGACCTCGCGATGCCGGTCGTGACGGTCTCGCAGGATGTCGCAAACATGCTGCCGCACCGGCCCCGTGACATCCAATCCGGCAAGGCGGCGCAGCTTGCGCTGAATGCCTTCAATGACCAGTGGGACTCGACCGAAGCCCCGGTGAAGCAGGGCGGTCTGAGCCCGGCGTTGCTGTCGCAGGCGCTGAAGGACTCCGAGTCGTCCTCGACGCTGAGCCAGTACAGCCCGAAAGACCTGCAGGACATGGTCAAGTCCGGGCAGTTCACCGGGTACAAGCTCAAGGGCGGCGAGGTGTATTTCGGCCTCAAGCGGGGCACGAACTATGCGGACGAATACGGGTTCGAGCATCCCGAACTGACGCCGAACGAGACGGCTCTGGTGAGCGTCGTCAACAACGAACTCGGCGCGAAGGGCATCGGCGGTGCTCCGGTCGTGCTGAAGGCGATCCAGCACGGTGCGACGGCTCTGGACTGCTATGCGGTTCCGTCGAAGAAGCACCCCACCGGGTTCCTCCCCGAGTTCTATTCTCACTTCGGTTTCGAGGAGCTTGGACGCGTTCCGTTTGACCCGAAATACGTGTCTCCTCAACAGCTTGAGGACATGAAACACGAGTGGACAAAGGCGGGCTGGGATGAGAGTATGGGCCTTCCGTCGTTGTCTATTATGAAATGGAAAGGGAATGATGATGATCGACAAGACGCAGTACGACGCTATCTCGCACAAGGCAGTGCGGATTCTCGGATCGGACGTGATCGATCGGATGTCCGATCCGCAAGTCGGTCTTCTCAACAGGGCGTTGGACCGGCTGCTGGAGCGGCACAAGGGGAACGTGGACGCGGTAACGAAGGACGAGATCGAGGGGCAGTACGAGATGATCGTGCGGCACGTCCTTCCGACCGGATCGCACGAACACTTGCTGAAATAAGCGCGATGACGCCTGAAGAGGCGCGTCACTACGGCATCAGCCCGGAAGATTATGCCCTCGCGAAGCAGCGTGGCTTGAAGCGCGGCGGCAAGGCCGAGAAGCGCCACCCGCTGCACGGCATCCCCGGCATTCACATCGTCGGCCATAACCCGGTGTTCACGGGAGAGCGGTGATGGCGTTCATCCCCCACGGCCACCCGGAGCGTGAAGAGAACTTCCGGCAATGGTTCGGCAAGAGCAAATTGGTCGACAAGGGGGGCAACCCGCTCGTTCTCTATCACGGGACGGACAAGGACTTTTCTGCATTTGACCCTGAAAAGCATGGACTGTCTGACCACGGATATTTTGGTATCGGTCATTATTTATCCGCCAATCCCGAAGTGGCCTCTGTTTATTCCGCCTATCGCGGATCAATGAAGGCTATGGATGGTGATGAAGTGCATGAAGGGGCAAACGTGCTTCCTGTACATGTGCGTCTCGAAAATCCTTATGTTTGGCCGGAAGGTCGTCGTGTTGCACAAAGTTTGGATGAAGCCAAAAAACTTACGGAAGAACTTATCCGTATGGGGCATGATGGGGTGATTGTTTCAAATCCCTATGAAGAACCTCAGTATGCTTCGCACCATGAAGTAGTTGTCTTTCATCCCGAGCAGATCAAATCCGCCACGGGTAACCGAGGCACGTTCGACCCCAACGACCCCGACATCACTAAGGCGCAGGGCGGTGCCACAAAGCTCCGCGCAACATCCCTTCGTGAGCCGCAACTGTGGGCCACGGCGCAGCGCATCAAGGCGGGCGAGGATGCTCGCGAAGAGCACGCCGCGATGGTCAACCGGGTGAAGCCGGTGAAGCCGTATGCGGAGCCGGTTGCACCTGCCTCCCCCGAGCAGATGGCGGATGCTCTACAGTCGACCGACCCGCGGAAGGTGCCGTTCCTGCATGCGCCTCGCGGCCTTGAAGAAGGCACGCCCGTTGCCGTTAGGCTCGACATCCCGGCCTATGAGAAGAAGAACGCGTGGATCGTGTCGGTCCATGAGCCGAAGCCGGATTTCACCGCGGGCAAGGTGATCGGCTACGACAGCGTGGCGCATATCACCGACCCGCAATTCGGCGTTCATGAAGGCGCGGCGCTGAACATCGCAAGCGGCAAGGGCAAGGCGACGATCGCGACGGTGAAGGGCAACTGGAAGCCCACGACACCGGAGGACGCCTACGCCTATGCGCAGCAGATCCACAACGACCCGGAGTGGCGTCAGGTCGGCATGGACCCCGAGCGGCATTCCTACTTCTACGATCGCGAGACGCAACAACCTGTCGTCGCGGCTGAAGAGGCTCTGCATATCGGCCCGCTGGTCTACGCCAAGAACCCGACCTATGACGCGCCTGAGAACTACAAGTTTGCGCAGGGCGGCGAGGTCGAGGACGACGGCATCACCGCCTATCACGGCTCGCCGCATGATTTCGATCGGTTCGACCTGAGCAAGATCGGCACGGGCGAAGGTGCTCAGGCATATGGCCACGGGCTGTATTTTGCCGAGGCTGAACCTGTTGCGAAGGATTATCGAGACAGGCTATCAGGTGGGCTAAAGCGGTTTGTTGGAGATCAGCCGTATCAAACACAAAATCCCGTACATCTTGCTGCATCTTTGCGTAAGACGTTTGCCCCTCATGGAGGAGATGATCGAATAATTGAAGTTTTGCAAAAAGATCTTGAAGATATAAACCTTGATGAGCAGTCACGGGAAACATATGAAAAAACAATTCAAATAATTAAAAATCGCGAAGAAACGCCGGAACTTGTTTCAAAGCCTACAGGCCACATGTACGAGGTCCGCATCAACGCGCATCCCGATCATTTCCTTGATTGGGACAAGCCGTTGAGCGAGCAAAGCAAATATGTTCGTTCCATTCTTGCCAATCACACGCCCTTGCAGCGCAATCGCCCGTACACCGATGCGGATCTTGGCAAGGATCTTTACTACAAGAACACGCAGGGAATGGGCGGCGGTCCTACTGCGACGGAAGAGCTTCGCAATCTCGGCATCAAAGGCATCAAGTACCTCGACGCCCAGTCTCGTGGCGCGGGCGAGGGATCGCGCAACTACGTCGTGTTCGACGACAAGCTCGTCAACGTGAAACGGAAATACGCCGCTGGTGGCGTTGTAGAGGATGATGACGAGTGGCATCCCGACACATGGTATCACGGCACGCCTGATGCGCGTGAAATCTACAAGTCTGGATTTATGACGCCGCGCGAACGCGCTTCAGGCTCGGACAAAGACGCGGTTTACTTCTTTGCCAAAAACCCCTCCGTGGCAAAGACATATGCAGACCCGCAACGTGCATGGGACTACCAAGGCGCAGAGCCTGAAGTGATGCCCGTTCGGCTTCGCATGTCCAATCCCAAAACAATCGATTGGGGCGGAAAACGCTTCCGTGGCCGAGAACGTGATGAAAGCGGGTTCGACATTCACGATCACATCAACAAAGCTCGTGAAGATGGACATGATGCCGTAATCATCACGAACGTCATTGATGACTACGCGGCAAAAGGAAAGCCGAGCACGATCGCTGCGGTTTTTGATGCGTCTCGGGTGAGGCATCAAAAGGCTGCGTTTGATCCCGCTCAAAAAGACAGTCGCAACATCATGGCCGCAAAGGGCGGCGTTGTATAGGAGAAGACCAATGGCGAAGAAGAGCACAAAGACCGAAGCTCCCGTGGAAAAGCCGCAGGACGACGGGCAGGGTGGGCGTCGTCGCTAAAGATCAGCGAACGCAGTCCTGTTGTGGATCGGGCACTTATGTTAGTCTCGCGGAAGGCATGAAGCCTCCGGGGACGCCCGGCATCCTTGCAAGGAGCGACTATGTACGACACCGCTAAGAAGGCCCGCGAGGCCATGAAGAGCAAGGCCCGGCGTCTTGCGACGGAGAAGACCGAGAAGGTTTCGTCTTCGGACTGGAC